CTAGGTAGCGGTCTTGTCTGTAACATAATATACAGAATGCGGCTGATCGGAGCCGGAAAAGCCTTGTGAATCAATGGCTTTAGCGCGTGCGGCGCCTGGTGCTGCGAACACAACCAGCATCAGCACTGCCGCCGCCGCGCTTAACCTGTCCAGCACTGAGCGCCAGACCCTACGCTGAGCGGGGGTCTCCGCCTGTTCCTCCATCACTCGCACGACGATCTCGCCATCCAGACCAGCGATGGCGGCCAGCGCAGTTGCGTGCATTTCCGTGATCACTCCGCCCTTGCGCCACTTCGATACGGCGCTTGCGGTCACGCGCAATTTCTCCGCCAAAGCCCTGTCCGACGGGCGTTCGCACTTCTCGCGGGCCTTGTCTAGCAGTAGGTCGATGCTTCGCATGTGGAGTACCAGTTGACACGGGGATCAACTGTGAGTTTATATCGCCCCGCGTCAACTGGTAGTTGATGCCCCGCCACCGGCACCCCAAGGCCGCTGGCGGGTTCTCTTGGGGCTTGGGGCAGGGGAAGAGGGATGATCGATCCGTTCATTGCCTTCGTGCTGCTGGCGGCCATCGTGGCCGTTTCGATTGGCAGCGCAAAACTCGTTTCGTGGTGCCTCGACCGGCGCGGGGAGTCTGCCCGTTGCAGTGCACGCGAAGCGGCCTTCATGGCCCAGGCACGCGCCGAATTGGCCGCAACTGGCTGGACCCCGAATCACGAAACGCTCTATCAGGCCGAAATCGCTGCCACCAAGCGCGGCGATCTGCTGGCCGCCGCCAACTGCGCCGAGCAGCGGGAGGTTGCCGATGCTCGCTGAGTTCTTGCGTCATCCGCTTGTTGTTTCCGTGCTGGGCGGCGTGCTGCTTACCGGCCTCTATTGGTCGCTGGTGTTCGCCCTGCGCGGCAAAGGGAAGCGCAATGGCCGTTGATCGCGCGCGCTTCAGGATGGCCGTAGAGGGCGGGGCAGGGGGCTTTTCCCCGCTTTCGCCCGGTGAAAAGGGGCAGCGGGCGGCGGCGGAGATTGGCCCGGGGAGTAACACGGGCCAAAAGGGTC